GTAGGAAGAGCACATCAAAGGACTCCACAAGTCCCAAACTTCTTTAGGATGAGCGCTCAATTCCATCAACGCAGTTTCGAAAGTGTCCTGTGTTATCTCAGTAAGAAGGTTTTTGTTTTTACACCAATAAGGCATTTCGACTATTGTGCCAATACTCAATGGTGCAACAAAAGTGCCAGCTAGTGGTCCCTCACGGACTAAACGAAAACTCCTTTTTAAGAAGTCCACGTCTTCAATTGTTCTGGTTTCACCCACCTCACCGGCTTTCTTCTCATTGGTGTAAGTCATACCGAATTCTGCCATGGATTCACCAATGGTTTTCTGATTAAACTTCAGGACACGATCTGAACTGATCGACAAGACATTGTCGTCACCCAACACGGCGATGGAAACTTCATTCCAAAAGTCCGTAACGTCAGGGCGACCACAACACCTTTCGAAGGACATCACAAACAGGATCAAATTGTAAAAGGAATTTATGGTCGTGGTACCGGGGTGTCCGCTGGGCATACTCCGATTCCATTCATATATGGTGTTGTTCCTATTACCAGAACCGCCCAGATGGCGGCTGTTTGTGACTTCCAGCCACAAAACCCTGCGAACAAGCGAATTTTCTGGACCGTCATCATACCAGTCATTTATACGATCCAGTATAGCGTTTTGGATTTGGGGTTGCTGCGAACTGTCAAACGCATAAAAATCGCCGGCCACAAAGTTGTTGCCTTTTGTGAGTAGCTCCCGAGCTAACATATTCCATTCATTGTATGGGTTAACTCCCGCTGCCACTCCACAGTATATTCTGTTCTTCATGACACTGGCCATAAAGCACATGAAATACTTACGGAAGAGTATGGTGTAAACCAAGGGGGCCGAACTTATCAGCCTGGTCTCACCTTTGGCAACTTTTTCAAATGAACGTTTCTCGTCTTTTAGGAAATCGACAAAGACGTGCAACGATCTCTCACCGCGTTTTGCCAATTCTTCAACACGCAATACCTCTTCGAACAGCTTCTTGCAATGAGAATTTGAAAAGTCGTAATTTTGGCCTGTTCCAAAGAACTTCTTTTTGCCGTTGTGCCCCTGCAAGCAGTAAGGGTACCCAGCGCTTGTGCTTCTTGGTATTGAATCGAAAAACTCCAAGCCTGGTATGCCCACGACAGCTTGCTCATATGTCAATAAGAACCTAGGTTGCCCAACTGTTAATTCGAAGATCTTCTGAAAGGCAACATAAGAACATCTACTGACAAGACCCTCATCATATGTCAACAAAGGCCCATTGTACTTTACCAAGGCGTTAACCATAGGTTTAATACAAACTCCTTCATCATTGACAAAAGGCTTCAGCATGGCAGGTTCCTTCTGGGAACAAAACCAATTGTTATGCAAGACGGTTTTCACAATTGCTGTATCAGGACTCAAGCAACTGTAAAGGCTGGTTTTATACAGGGGGACAAAAGACCCTCCAACGGCAAAACTGTTCGCTTGCGAAACAATCTCAGCGTTATTGTGCTCGATTTCATCAATCTTCTTGGGCGGGAGACATTGTAACAACTCTTGTGTAATACAGACACTGTAACCCCGTCCCAAACTTAACGCTCCACCGGTATGGAAGCCGCATACAACACGCGGCCGAGTTGTGGACTCGTTATTATCGACGAACAGCACATTCCCGCAGTCTCCTCTGACTGTGGGTATATCATAGTCCCAGCAATTGCTCACCCTGTAAGGTGCAGTGGTATGGCCCACTGTGATTGGCCTAGAATTCAGCACAGCCTTGCCACTGCGCATCAGGCGAGTGATTTCTCTCCCGTTAGACTCGACGCCTTCCAGTATAACACCAATTTGACGTTTTTTCCTGAAATACTCAAGGTCTGCCTCACGTACAAACTTGTTCGTAATGTCCTTGAATAATAATCCAACATGGTTGGCCAGGTCAAGTGCCAAAAAATCTTGCTCAATGGCACTCTCATAACGTCTTAACTTGCAGAACACTTCATACGTCAACTCGAACTTGAACCCAGGCTGAACGAGCCTAGTGAATTGAATGGTGTGCCGACCGTCAATCTGTTTGCTCTTAATGGCTTGTTCTAGATCAGCCAAGAAATGCTTCGGAATCATAATTATTCTGTCACGCAAACCAAGTACAGTACCCATAGTGGCAAACCTGTTTTTGTTCTCGTCGACAACTGTCATATGCAGCATATTGCGCACAATAGACAGACGTAAAGTGTCGGCATACACGGGTCTCTCGTTTAACGCACCATCTGAGGAGTTGGATTGACTTACAAACTTGTCGGCACAATTTGCAACGCAAAAGCGTAACAAACCGAAAAGCCCAAATACGAACGCTGAACCCGTCAGAAATGATAAGACAGGATGGGCTTTAATCGATTCCACAACTTGTTCGAACGCTTTCTTGCATTCACTCTTCATGTCGACAAGTTTTTTCTGCAAAGCTATTACAGCTTCCTCACAAGCCTTTTGGGCTTCAAAAGCCCCTTCCTGTATCCTACCGAAGAAACTGGTATTACGACCAGGTTCCAGTAGATCTGACAGACCACCTTGTGGTTGTATCGCGGCTTGTCTCCTCTCGTCAATGATACGTTGTACGAGTCT